CCTGCAGATACTACGACGCCCATAAGCTGTAACAAAGTTTGTGATGGCTCCTTAAATGGAAGCATCATAAATGAATCTCTGATGTTACCACCGGGTGCATCCACATCTCTAAATTCACCTGGTTGTATTGATTGTGCATCATCTCTAATTCTGATTCCTCTTTGTTTAAATCCGGCTGGTAAGTTTGATAATGTTCCTGCATCTAATAGTTGTCTTAATGCAGATGTTGCAGTTCTTGATAATCCTCCGATCATATGGATTAAGCCAAAGCCATAAAAACCAAGTCCTGGTAAAAATTTGAAATGTACAAAATACTCTATCTTTTTTCTTGATTGATCACCTATCTCATAGTTTCTTTTGATAGATAAAACTTCTCTAGAGTTTTCTTCAAGAGTTACAATATACGGAAGTTTAATTCCTGTTGGTTCACCGTCTTGTCCAAGATCTTCAAAGCCTTCAAGATCTAAATGTACATGACACTCTAATAAGTTAAAGGTATCATCTTCTCTTCCTTTTGATTGTCCTTCTAACTCTCGTTCTTTTCTTTCAACTTCTGTTTCATTTAATGGTCCTGGTTTTAATTCTACATCTCTGTAGAAACCAGCAACCTGTTGTTTTCTTAATTCGTTTTCAGATATTTGTACGCGATGAATGATAGATTCCGCATCATCTAATGAGGTAGCTGTATACGGAACAACCAAATCATCAGCGGGTACAAATTTAGAGCAGGCCATTCCTGCTGCTTCGTCGTAGTAAACTTTTTTGAAAGCTGAACCAGCTAACGGTAAATGAAATAATAACGAATCAAAATCTGGTTCGTAGTCTTTCATGTTTTCCATAATTTGATAGTTCATGAAATCTTTTACTCTTTGTGATTGTTGTTCTTTTTGTGGTGTAGACAATCCTAAGATCTGTGTTCTTACTGGACCATCTGCTGGTAATAATTCTTTGTAAGCAAGTGATTGAAATTGTGTAACTGCTTCTGCTAATACAGGATGCGTTGCACCTGATGCACCTTGGAAAGGTTCTGTTCTGTTATCGTATTTGAAACCAAGAAGATCTAGACCTTCTCTGTAACCTCTCTCCCAATCTTTTCTGGAGTTTTTGTAATCTTGATAATTTTGATAGAGTGATGATCCTAGTCTACCTAGAATATCGTCTGGTAAATGTTCAGCTAAGTTGTCGTAGTGATTTACTTCGCCCTCAACAGAAGCTATTGACGGATCGTAATTAATATCTACAGAACCATCTTCGTTCTCTGATATTTCTACAGGGTCACCTTGTTGATCAACTTGCTGCTGTTTCTGTTCTTCAGCAACTTCGATTTCTTCAGGCGATGGTACTTTTATCTCTTGCTCTACGTTTGGAAGAGTCTTGTCTATGTCTGCCATTTATTTTCTCCAATCTTACAGGTTTAACAGTATTATAATTAATATTCAAGCCCTGGGGCTCAGGTCCTTTTTTAGGGGGTACAGTTCTAGTTAGTTTCATTTGGTTTACCTATAGTTGCAAAGATCTCACTTAATTCATCTTCTATTGGCTCTTTACTTACTAGTTTGCCTGGTTCTATAAATTCACCAGTCTCTTCGTCAAAAGTATCATAGACCTCTCTTGTGCCTTTACCTGTAAACGAATCTACTGAAGTCCTTGTTTTAAATCTACCTGTTTGAAAATTAGTGCCTTTTCCATATCCTTTTGGAAGAATGAATGAGCTGTTTTCTGGGTTAGGTAAAGGGAATAAATCTTCAGGTAGTTGTTTGAAATCTAGGTTAGGTGGTAAAGTATCGATAACAGCCTGTGTTCTGTCGTGTGCTGTTTTGAAATTAAATTGCTGACTGTCCTTAATAATCTCATCAAGAATACCATGGTATTCTTCTGGCATTATTTTCTTAAGCTCTGTAGCATCTTCTATCGCTGTTACTAATCTATTCTTCTCAGGTATGTTTGTGTAAGGTGACAATACTTCTTTGATACCTTTTTGCTCTCCAAACATTCTTACAGAATTATAATTACTGAACGTAGAGTTTTTAAGATTTTGTAATTTGTCCATGATCAAGAATAAAACTCTCAATGGTATTGGTCCTTGAGATCCTGCTGCAAAACCAACTCTAGTTTGTACAATGCCTCCTTGAGAAAGAAAACCTCTTGGAGTTTGTCCTGCAGCTTTGTTGAAGAAACCTAGATCTTCTGGTATTTCAATAAGCTCCGGCTCAATACCCATAATACCTTCAGGCTCAGGCACATCAGTATAATCTTTTACTTCAAGCGCACCTGATTGCAAATCAGCTTTCATCTGTTCAAGATCATCTTCTCTTTTTGCTTTTCTTTTCATTCCTAGTCCTGTGTCAAAAACATTAGAAGCAAAGATAGCTTTTCTTTCATCTTCTGTGTAATCACCTACAGAACTCTTTGGTGCTGTTTTTAAAATTCTTCTTTTCTCCATAGCAGTGTTGAATGCAGATCCAAGATCTAGTTGGTTCAAAAATTTTCTTTTCTCTATACTATCTTTTATTGGAACACCTGTACCAAACGTTGCAATGTTAAGTGCCATCTCTGGTCCTGTAAGTCCTGCATACGAATCCATTACAATAGAAGCAGGTGCAAAATAAGCTTCACCTAAACCAACTTTCGCAACAGTCTTAAGTCCTTTGATAGATGGAGTTTTTGTTTTCATATAATCTGTGTCAACAGCTCTTAATATTTCTGATGGGTCTACGTTCATACCAAGCTTTGTTGCTGCTGTATCAGCAATAGATACGTTTTGAGCTAATTCACTCAAATCTAGTTTTCGTAAAGTATTATCTATGTTTGGTAGATTCCCTCTGTTTCTATCAATGGCAGGTAAAACTTTTTCTCCTATCATCTGTCCTTCTACGTTTACTCTTATCCCAACTTCTTTCAAAAAGTTTTCAATCGCTTGTTTGTTAGCTATAACATCTGCATCCTTAGATCCTTTTGTTTTTCTATAATAAGCATCTACTGATTTAATAAAAGCCTGATTGAATTTACCTGGGCTAACATTTTTGTTTGCAGGATACATGATACCTCTTTTTTCTGATCGTATTGGAGTAATATCAAATTCATCAAAGAGTTTACCTTTTTTAGCTAGCTCAACATATTCCTCTGGTGTGTCGTATCGAGGAGTGAAATCTAGTTTACCATCTTTTAATTTTGCATTTATCATTTTTAGAACTTGTGGTTTTTCTAAAATTTTTTCTGGATTATTCTTAAAATAATTATTTATTAACTTCTTCTGTTTTTTCTGTTGATTCAAAATAAATTTATCGTCAGCACTTGGTGTAAATTTTTTCTTTCGTGTTTCTCTTGTAATATATCCTTTATTAGGATCTCCTTTTGGATAAGTTAATTTTAATTGTTTTCTTAAATCATTATTGATTCTGTCTACTCTAGCTAAGTTTTTCTCACTAGCATCACCAAAGTATTTTATAGCTAGATCTTTGTTTGACATCGCTTTACTGAAGATAGATCCTTTTGGTAGTTTAAATTTTTCTGAGTAATCTTTGATATACTCTTCCATGTTAACGCCTGCTCTAAAACCTTTTGCTTTCCTTAACTCATTAACTTTCTTCATGTTTGCAGACATAGCTGCTTTGCCACCAACATTAAGATTAGGAAACTCTCTTTGCACAATTAATCTTATTGTGCCTCTATCAACACCAGTTTGTTTTTGTAATGTTTGTAAACCAACGTCAGATCCATCGGGTAAACTATTTAAAATATCTCTAAGCTTTTTTAATTCCAAGGGAGATGATTTAGGATATGTTCCAGCTGGGGTTCCTCCACCAGCGGCTTGCGCTGAAGGAAATTTAAAAACTCCTTTTCCTTCGTTGAACTCCTCTCTTTCAATAAAGTCTACAGACTCATCCATCAAGAATGGTTTTGCTTTTTCAAAGTTTTCTTCTTTGATTCTAGTTAACTCTTCTTCTGGTTTTGGTTCTGGAAATAAAAAATCTTCTGTTGATGAAGAACGTAAATCAAAACTAAAATCTTTAACTTTGGGCTCTTTGATATATTTGTTGAGAGCTTGTATCTTTAGAAATTCTGATGCCATTATTCCCCCATCAAGTAGGATAGGCCACCTTCAGCTTTAGTATCTCTTGGCGGTTTTAAATCAAAACCAATCTCTTTTAAGAACTCGGTCGCTGCTTCGTTAGGACCTTGAGCTCCATCTATGATGTCATCTAAAGTATCTAGTTTGTAGTTATCTCTGACATAGTATTGATTGAATAATTCTAATGGATCAGGACCGTCACCTTTTAGATCATCCATTCTTTTTAAACTTTGTATTACATCGTCAGGTAAATTTAATCTTTCGTCTGCTAATAATATTTTTCTCATCACAGCTCTACGTCTACCTTCTTGTTGTATGCTGCCTTGCTTTGCTCCTATATCAAAAAAAGCTTTAGCTATATCATTCATATCAAATTTTGATTTACCAGCTTCTTCAGATAATTTTTGTGCGTTGTTCTTAACTTGATTTATCTTTTCTTTTAGTTTTGCTAGATTGCTTCCTGGTTCTACTTCTGGTGGTAATCCATCAGCTTGTTTCAAAGATTTAATACCTTCGTCATCAAGTTTGATACCTGTCTTCATATCAATAACTTCAGCTTCAGGTTTTGCTGCTTTGACAGATTTCATTCCTTCTGTAACACCCATCTGTTTGTTTTTAGCTTTGAGATACATTTCTAGGTTGGCTGTATACTGAGCCACCTCGTTTGCATTTTTATTACCTAATTGAAAAGGTGCATACTCCATCAGCTTCTCTTCGATAATATCCATAGTTTTAGGATTCTCAAAAGCTTCTGGTGAATACAGTCCTTTGGTAGGTGCATTCTTATCAAGCTTGATAGGTTTGACTACGTTAGTTCTAGTGCCAATGGATTGATTGATAAATGTTTTACCGAAAGCTTTTTCTAATAATTCTAATAATTTTAAACTTGCCATGGTTAATAATAAGTCCTTTTCGTTTTAGTTATCTTCTCCTCTTTTTCGTCGTCAGGATGTAAGACAAAACCACCCTGTCTAAATCTCATAATGGCTTGTGTCATCGAGTCGACTAAGTCATCGTGGTCCCCAAATGGAAAAGCCGCACATTCCTCGATCACTTCTTCAGCGAACTCTTGCATAGGTGCGTATATCATACCACTTTCAAATAAAGGTGCAACAGAATTTACCCTAGTATGCTTATCGTTTCCTTTGCTCGGACTGTAATTGACAACAGGTATACCCATTTTTCTCAGTTCGTCTGTCAAAGGTTGACCAGATGCTTTGGCCTCAACGACGATTGTATCAGGATCCCAATACTTATATTGCTCCATCGCAACTTGTTTGAGCTCTGGAAAATCAAATCTACCTTTCTTGGCGTCTAGTAATATCAGTGTAGCAGGACTATCATCATTCAAATAAAATACACCCCAGGTCGTGATTGCAGAATAATCTGAGGTTTGTTTCTTGCCAAACGCTGTGTCGTAAGATTGTATGACGTGCTTCAATGCAGGTATCCAGTCATGCTCCCAACGCTGCCACCATTCTCGTTTGATGATTGCACCTTCTTCTGAAGTTGGGTTCTGCATATACTGTGCATTCCATTTCTGTACACTTACAGAAGCTTTGACTGATTCTAGTTCTTCTAACTTCCAATACTCTGGCCACAAAGGTTTACCTGATGGCATGATAGCAGGGAACTCTACAATCTCCCACTGATCTGCTTTGGCTTCTCGCTGCGCGCCTAACAGACACCCGGTCAGATCTTTTGTATTCCATCTTGTCATGACGAGAATAATTGCACCGCCTGGCTGTAAACGTTGACGAGGTCCTGATGTATACCACTCGTACGCTCGCTCCATAGCTTCTCGATTCATTGCGTCTTGTTCAGAGTGTGGGTCATCTATAATTAGAAGATCTGCACCTCTACCTGTGATCGCGGAGCCGACACCAGCTGCATAGTATTCACCGCCTTGTTGTGTTTCCCATTTACCCGCGGCTTGTGAATCTTCTCTGAGTTTTGTTTTGAATACGGTTTGATACTCAGGCGAGTCGATAAGTTGTTTTGCTTTACGCCCGAATCTAACTGATAGCTCTGTGGTGTTAGTTGATTGTATGATCTTGAGCTTCGGGTTTCTACCCACCATCCAAGCGGGAAACAAGAAGCTGGCAAACTCAGACTTTGTATGTCTGGGTGGCATATTTATAATCAGCCTTTTTAATTTACCCTCTGCTATCTGGTTGAATTTTTCAGCAACGATCTTGTGGTGCGAACCTTCTATAAAATCAGGCCATACATGTTTGACAAAAGACATGAAGTCTCCAGCTATCTGGCCCTCTTTTCTTTTCTCTTGATACTTCAGAAAGGTTTTCATGAACTCTTTTCTGACATCAGGTGGTAATCTTTTTATCTTTTCTAAATCTATTTTCATTTCAAAAAAATTTTCTGCAAAATTTTTTAGGATTAATTTTGGAACCTGCAAAGTATTTAACAGCTATGAGAATACAAAACAAGGCATATAGGGTATATCTCTGGGACCCCTGTCAGGTGTTGTATAAATGCAACAATATTTCTGTGACTATTTTGACTTTGTGTTGGTACCTCTACGAGGCGCCCCGAAGGGGCGCCTCGTATCTCGTTAATCGAGTAAGGTCATATATGCAGATGCATTTAACTTTGCAAACTTTGTTAAATCTTTTTGCATTTGTTTATAGTTGCCAATCATCTCGGCTTGCTTGACACTGTCGTGCAACAGTGCCTCCTCTTCAGTCAACATTACTGATTGTCCTGAAAAGGGATTTGTTCTTTTCTCTGTCCTGTCCGCCATTGCTCGTCCTTTCTTAATCTCTCGTTTAATTCGTATAGCTTTCTTTCGTAGTGTGCCTCCATGCATATGGAAACTAACCAACCAACAAAGCCAACCGCAATCAACGTGAGTCCGATATATAATAGTGTGTTGTACATAATTCCTATACTATCCTATTTTATTCCATCTGTCAAGAGGGTGTATATAATTGCACCCAGGCCGAAGGCCAATATCATAGAGAGCCCGGTAGGGCTCTCTACAAATATAATATTAAATAACTCAATCATGATACCTTTCGCTTGTATGTTATCATGGGGTTTATGCAAGTTGTATAACGTTCTAATACTGTGTCCCAAAAACACATATATTTATTGCCGTTGCTTTCCCATGTTCTGCAACCAATCTTATTTAAGTTGCCAACTCTGAATATAACCTTGTTATATTTCTTCGCGTGCCACGATACAACAAAGTCTGTTTTTGCTTCTATTTCTTTTGGGTTCATCTGTATGCCTTTCGTTATAGGGGATATTATAATAATATCCCCTACAAGTCAATATTTAATTTGATGAGATTTGTTTTATTTTGGAAGTATCCACAACCCACGCTATACCAATCTTTTTGGTTGTAGCGTCGAGAGACTTGATTAAGTCTTCAGGTGTTCCGCTTTCCATTACAACATCAATAGAGTGTTGCTTCAAGTCCTCAAGTTGTTTGAGCTTCAGGCCTTCTGGTCTTCTTCTTATTTCACGATCAACCAGCTCTCTTGCCCAGTCCTTCAGTTGCTCTTCACAATCTTTAAGAGACAGCTTCTCGTCTACATCAAAACGATAAGAGTTAAATTCTTTTTTCTTACTCTCGTCTTGATCTGCCTTCTTCTTGAAGAAGGTACGAGCTTTGTCTTGTACCGCCTTCAGCTGTGCTTCCGCCTTCTTGAACTCGTCAATGATTTTGTCAGCACCCATTTTCTTTGCGAGCTTCCCGACTATCTTTTGAGTTGCTTCAGCTCTATATTGTTTTACCAACAGTTCCTGTTCTTCAATTAAAGGGTTGAAGTTCCTTCGCACCTTTTCTTTGAAGTGTTCTAGTTGATACTTCGTCATTGTCTTTGGCATATTATCCTTTCGTTTGTTTTTACCTATTGACATTTATATATGAATATCCTATATATGTCAAGTCTACACCTAGTTAATTGCTAGTAGGCCTGTCGCCTAGGCTATTAAAACAAAGCACGCCGGCCTCAATGTGTAGACAAGCAACAAGTGACCTGCCGTTGTCAAGCGCACTCTTCGGAGTTCTCCGGACGGCAAGCCACAAGCTTGACAAGCAACAAGCTATAGGATATTATGAGATTAGAAAGGCAGGAAACATGACAGACAAAAAAACAATATCAATTGCAGAAGCTGTAGAGAGAATGATCACAGCCGTCAACATAGTAACGGGAGACGACGGATCTAGATCTCAACGAGCTGTTGTAACTTTTATAGAACTATTAAAAATGAACAAAGAAGATTATGCAAAGCAACAAAAGTTTTACGGTTAAAGAAGCTTTACAAATCACCGGAAGCCTATCCAAGCCCAGCAAGATGCCGGGCTGGGCCTACGGTTTACCAGCTAAAGAATGCAAAACAGGATCTAAGCTGGTGAAGGTCCCCGGCTCTGTGTGCTACGATTGTTATGCACTGAAGGGCTGCTATGTTTTCAAAGTTGTTCAAGCTGCTCAATACAAGCGCCTAGCAGCTATACGCCACGAGCTCTGGACTGGAGCAATGGCAACGGTGATTAATTCCAAGAAATCAAAATATTTTAGATGGCACGATTCCGGCGACGTGCAGGACGAGGACCATCTATTAAAAATATTCGCTGTCTGTAAACTAACGCCGAGCGTGAGGCATTGGATGCCGACGCGCGAGGCGTGGGTGAAAGCCTTCCTTTCGTTAAAACCTGATAACCTAGTTATCAGATTTTCTGCACCGATGGTGAATACTTCAGCTCCCAGCACCTGGACCAATACTTCTACAGTTGTTACCAAAGGATCGACATGTCCTGCCCCTAGGCAAGGCAACGAGTGTAGAGATTGCAGGGCGTGTTGGGATCCTGAAGTTAAGAATGTGGCGTATGGCCAGCACTAGAAAAGTCATGGCTGAAAATTTTTCTGTTGATTGTTCCGGGCTTCGAGCTACAAGCGGCAAGCGCCAAGCGAAGCGAGCTGCAAGCAGCAAGCTTCAAGCCCCGAGTAACAAGCAGCAAGCTTCAAGCCGCAAGCGGCAAGCTCCCTGATTCTTTTGCCCTCATAAAGTTTCCAGTCTCTAGTGACGAGAGACTTTACCAAGATAAATGTATTGTTGGGATGTGTAACATGAAAGGCAATTTGGTGTGGTGAGAAGCGCACAGAATTACTCTTCGTTACTTTGAGCTCAACTGTAAAAAAGTGTTTGTTTTTATTGTAACCAAGCAGGTCAGGTACGCCTGGAAGTGCCATATTTTCTAGCCTTGTCCACGTAATTTCTGGTGTGTTTTTCTTCACTTCCAACCAGAATTTTCGCTCATCTTTCAAAGTAACTACACCTTCTTAATTACTTGTCCGAGCTTCCATCTTTCTTTCTCTATTGTGATTGCGATACGATGTGTTTCACGTACACCCAACAACTTATTCTCCAAAAGTTGTAGACCTGTAACGTCGTAGAACTCACCATTTGGTAAGACTACTTGTACTCTTGCCTCCTGTGATACAGGAGATTTCATCATCTTATCTATAACTTGCTTTAATAATTTTCCTTGCATAATTTCTATGGGGTATCATCCAGTCTCCCATCCGATACCCCTGGATATTTTATATATGTGTTATCCAAACATTGTATTGGTTAGTGCCTGATCGGTCACTACTTGAAAGTTACTCTAAATTACTATATATGTCAATGTATGCTACCCAAGAAACTGACAGAACAACAAATCAAATTTGCACAACTGCTTGTGACAAACGAAGGTCGTAAGACACCGACTGAATGTGCTATCGAAGCTGGCTATGTCAAAGAATCAGCAAAGGTCAGAGCTAGTGAATTACGTAATCCAAAACGATTCCCCCTAGTTGTACAATACATTGGTGAGCTGAGAGAAGAATTACAAAAGAAATACGAGGTGACCTACGAGAAGCACATAACAGAACTTGGTAAGATACGACAACAAGCTCTCAACAAAGGTGCGTGGTCTGCTGCTGTAAATGCTGAGGTTGCAAGAGGTAAAGCAGCTGGGCTTTACATAGAACAAAAAATTATTCGGACTGGTAAACTTGAAGATCTAACGTCTGAAGAACTAGAGAGTCGAATGAAGACAATAATTGACGAGTACTCTCCGATTCTTGAGGGTGTTGATGAAAAAGAACTAAAAGAACGAGTGCTATCAAAACCAGTATCTCAAAAAGATTCATCATAATTCCCAATCAAAAACAACTCTGTCTTTGACTTTGAATGTCTCTGGCTTTTTTCTCCATGCATTGACTAGTATTGCTTTTCTTTTACCCTTCTTAATTTCTGTAACTCTGTGCATCTTACCTGTCTTGAACTTGACAAGTCTATTTCTCTTTGGGTGTATCTTGATATCTTGATCACCATTGGCTATCTCTAACACACCACCTTCAACGTCATCTGCATGTGTGTAATATACTATGCCTTCTGCTGGCATGATGATTGTATTGAAATGTTTATATGCATACTCATCCTTGTCGTTGTGCCAATCCATCTTCTCACCAACAGGATATTCGTTGACCCAATATTCAAAACCTTCGTAGTCATGTGATGGCCAAACTCTTTTGATCAGCTCATGTATTTTGTTTTTACTTTCTTCTTTGCCATCCCACCAGTTATAACCATGTGCCGTAGCGTTACGTAGACTGCCTTGTAATCTTTTGTTCTTGATGAAGTTGTCTTCTACTCTCATTCTTCGATACGTACCATCTTCTTAATTATAGATCTAGGGAAACAGTTACGATCAGAGAACACAGCTTCTTTTGTGTCATACGATGAGAATGTCCACACATACTTTCTGTCTTTGTCAAAGATGTATGCTTGAGATACCATGATAGCTGGCTTTAGTCTTTTAACTTCATCAACGTCTGCATGCCCTGCGTCACCGCACGGATCTTCCCATACTAATTTATAAAAGTAGTATTTCTTTTTGTTGATTACAGCGTGCTTATATCTCTTCTTCCTTCTCATTCTACGTTTCTACATTATACACATAAATTTATCAATTAAGGAGTCGTCTGACTGATTTGGAAAATAAAAATGTAGAAATGTAGAAAAACATACTATTAGTCAATAATACCAACACTTCTAGCTTCTACATTTTGGTTACATTTTACACAGTTTTGAAGCACTTGCTTAAATAAGCTATATTTGACGTAGATTTTTTTCTACATTTTTGTGCGTCAGAAGTGTACAATTTACCAACATTTCAGCCCCTCGACCCTCGTTTCTCGCCTCTGAGTTGTCCAGACACCAGCAGCGGGCATCAAAAATGTAACCTTACACATAATTGTACCAGCCAGTTATTATGTACTTAGTCTCTTTCGCTATCACCCCACGATGCATGTGAGTAAAATCCGTCGGCCATATCAGGGTCAACCCGCGCTTTGCTGGGGTAGTTAGTTTCTGGTATTTGAACTCAGTGCCACCGTCCTTGACGTCGTTAAGATAAGTCATAAACACAAGACACCTTGACGATCTACAATCTCTCTCGCAATGCCAATTATAAAACCCGTCACCCGGTCCGTATTTCTGTATGTTATATCCTTCAAACGTTGTATTGAAGTTAGCATACTTATCGCGCACTTCAGGATATCTTTCCATATATTTCTCTAAACATTTCTGCAGAGCTTCGTTGTATTTATCAAAGGCAGAGTCAGCACCGTACATACATATGTCGACACTCTTCTTAACTAGATGATCTACTCGTTGATGGTCTGCACCACCTATCTTACCTTCGACTTGTCTCTTCTCGTTAGTTTCAAAGAACTTGATTAGATCATCACAGATCTGTGGTTCTATGATCCAACCACCTATGAAGCTGTCTAATTTAGTTTTGTAGTCTGTAATATTCACTTAACCTCCATAACCATTTCCATTTGTATTGTCTAAATCTTGACCCATTTAGGACAAACTGTTGATAAAATAAATCCGGTGTACACATCATGATCACGCATTGTTCTATTCTTGTACCATAAATACAATCGTGAGCTGTAGCATAGGCAACACCTTGATAATAATAGTCTTCAATCCATTCTTCTCTCTTTGGCTTGTTTGACTGTTTGAAGTCAATAATACTCTCTCGTCCTTGGTATACGCCAACAAGATCGGTCTGTCCTGCGTACAGCCCTGGGTAAGATAAAACTACCTCTGAGCCCCATACTTCCTCTAATTGTGGAAACCCCTTCTCTATGACTACCTTTGCCATTCGATGCGCTTCCTGGCCCACGTCAGTGAGATCTAGGCTATTGTTTCCGAGGATGTGATGCTCTAAAATACTATGCATTGCAGACCCTCTTTTGGCTGCCTCATTCTTGACACGATCTGCCTCTTTTTGGCCTTTATTGGCTATCCACTTTGCCAAAGACTCTCGCTTCTCGTCACTCTGTGTTTGACCCAAAATGGTCGTTACAGACGGCAGCTTCTCGTCACCAACACTATAGTGTCGTTGACCATCTTGTAGGGAGCGTACAGACTTTGGGTAAGTGAATCTTTTATTCCACTTGACCTTTGAAGAATTTTCTACAGTGCTCGCTGTATTCTTCGTCGGTGTGCTCTTCGTATCTTGGTCTATCTTGTTCATGTAGTTCTTCTTTCTTTTCTTCTACGATTGGTTTTTTTATTACTATCTTATTTTTTATTGACATAATGATTTACTATTTCTAACAGTTTTTCTTGTTTTGTCACGGCAAAAGGTGCTATGGCTTTCGCTATTTCACACGCTTGTCTATGACTTACGTTCCATCGATATTGATCTTTCCAATGTTTCTTAGATGATGGAGACTTGTTCTTGATTCTTTTACATACACTACCAACACCTGTAATTTTTCTTACATAGTCTATAGTTGGTTTATCAGTCATAGATATATCTAACGTACAGGTAAGAGCATAGTGTGGGTTTCTACCCTTTCTTACTCTTCGGTATCTTCGATGGAACTGGACACAGCCCTCACCATCAAAGAGTCCTGCTAAATAGATTGCGTCTTCTCTAAGCATATTTTATTCTTTGCTTGCTCCATGACTACAAAACCAAAAGGTTTCAATACATCACTCACTAGCTGCATGTTAAATTTAGGATAGTCATCAAAGACAAATCTTGAGTGCCTCGCTGCTCGACTCGCAAACCACACTGCTTCAGACAAGACATCTCGTGTCATATGTGGTCCATCAAAGTGTACAAAAGCAAATCTCTTTTCGCCGTTGGTATCCATAAACTCTCTATCTGTCATGTTAGCTAGATGAAACTTGCCCTTGTATCCAGCAAAGTCAACTAACAGCTTGTCTCTCATGACGTCAGTGTAATCACAAGTATACTTGTCAG